ATGAAAAATCATTCTTATATTTCCATGCAGCAGGATATGCCGGATCAGGGACAGCTGCAGGTGACGGTGCTGGACAGTGCCAGTAACCGTCCGGTGGAAAATGCTACAGTGCGGATCTCGTACACAGGAGTCCCGGATAATGTGATCGAAGAAATCCGTACGGATTCCTCCGGAAAAACGCCCATGCTGGAGCTAGCAGCTCCTCCACTGGAATACAGCATGAAACCGGTGGAGCAGCAGCCTTATGCAGAATATACAGTTCGGATCAGTGCAGAAGGTTTTACACCAAAAGAAGTTGCCGGGACAGAAGTTCTTCCCCATTCCATTGCCAGGCAGGGAGCATCCCTTAGCAGACAGCAGGGTAGTGGAGAGGACTATCAGCGGATCGTCATCGGACCCCATACGCTTTTTGGGGAATATCCTCCCAAAAATCCGGAAGCAGAGATCAAGCCGATAAATGAAACCGGCGAGATCGTATTAAACAAAGTGGTGATCCCGGAGTATATCGTAGTCCACGACGGGCCAATAGGGGATACCTCTGCACAGGATTATTATGTAAGATATAAGGATTATATCAAAAACGTGGCCAGCAGTGAGATCTACGCAACTTGGCCGGAGGACACGATACGTGCCAATGTGTAGGTACATAAAGGCTACCCACACTTACTTTTGCTGGATTTTCGGATAAATATCTAAAGTAAAAGAGATGTCATCGCCATTTTTCCATGTATTTTTTGCGTTTTTAGTATAAACAGCCTTTTCTATCAATTCACGGAGAAATCGGTTCTTTGTAGAGGTATCCCACGTCCAGTAATTTGCGAGAAGATCCTCGCACTTGGGAATAAAAGAGGAACGTTGAAACTGAAGTTCCTGTTCATGTTCAATTTCTTGCTTCAGAGAAAGAATTACTGCATCGCAGGCAGACAGCTCGGCAGCAGTAGCACGGGAGCGTTCAAGAAATTCTTCCGTGGAGTAAATTCCCTGTTCAAGAAGATCGTACTGCCTTTGTTTCCTTTTCTTTAAAATATCAATTTCTTTTAATTTTCCTTGAATCATTTTTTCTCTTTCAGAAATAGAAAGAGAATACTCCTGATCGGAAACACTGTTATTTAGTCTGTAGCCATCTACAAGCTCTTGGATTCCGTCAAGAAGAGCTTTTTCAACAAGAGGAAGCTTGCTGCTTATATTGCTACAAGAACTGTATGGGCACCGGATCAGATCACCCTGTCTTCCGTTAGGGGATTTACGAGTCATAACATGATCACATTTTCCACAACGAACAATACCGGCAAGAGGGTTACGAAGAACATGCAAAGAGTTAAGCGGCCGTGCAGGATTTTTGTTTACGATATCTTGAGCTTGCTGAAAGAGTTCCCTTGATACAATAGCAGGATGCCTGCCTTTGACAAGAATATAATCCTGAGCGAAAGGACGGGAGATAGTTATTTGCCCATCCTTTATATGCTTTACTGCTTTCCGACTGTTCCATCGTATCATTCCTTCATATACTGGATTTCTGAGAATTGCCTGCACACGAGAAATGGTCCATAGGCCACCATCCATGGTCTTGACTCCGGAATCATTTAATTTACGGCAGATCTTAGCCATTCCAATTCGTTCGCCGGATACTCCATGGACATATAAATTGAATATAAGTTTGACAATCTCTGCCTGGTCAGGAACAGGCTGCAGTGTCCATCCTTTTTCACCAACAAGTTTTACACGGGAATATCCATAAGGCGGCTTACTGCCGCAATATTTTCCTTCTTTTGCGGAAGATTCGCGACCCGCAGTGAGACGGCGGCGAATGGTCTTGTATTCACGCCGGGACATAAAAAGTCCGAATTCAAAATACTCTTCGTCGTATTCGTTGTTTGGATCGTAAGTTTTAAGTGGAGTAATGATTAATGTGTTGGAGTATTGGAAAGATCTGGCAACAACACCCTGGTCAATGGTATCACCTCTGGCCAGACGTTCCACTTCAACAACAAGGACGCCATCCCACATACCGGATTCAACTTCACGAAGAAGTTGTTGCATAACAGGCCTTGCAGAAATCGTCTCACCGGAAACGATCTCTTTATAGATTGCCCCTACATTATAGCTACGCTTTTTTGCAAGATCCAACAGGATCCGCTCGTGTCGGGCGAGAGTTTCACCTTCGCCCCTGGCCTCGGCTTCCCGATCAGCACGGGACTTACGCAGGTAGATACATACATTTAAAAGTTCCATAATATCACCTCGGTTTAAAATATATAAAATGGGTACAAAAATAACGACCACACAAATGTTCTGATTGTGCAGCCGCTCCGAAGATGATACAATATTTTTGTGAAATGAGGTATCTCTTCGGAGATCCATCACCGTCCCGGTATTGGCGTACTGGGGCGGTTTTTATTTGCTTCATTTGAAAGAAATATTTAAGAATCAGAATCATTATCTGACGGATCTTGAAATTCAAGTATGGCATTAGCTAATGTAAGAGCACATTCTTTATCTAGGATAATGCTTGCAATTTCATTGGTTTGTACAGTTGGTTCAGAACCGGGAATGTTTTCAATGGGCTCTTCCTGACGTAATTTGATAACATAATTTCCTTTTTGGGTATTGTAAGCACAATAAAAAGAATCAACGAACTGTAGCATAATGATATACCTCCTGTTTTTGAATTGTTTGAATAATGTTTCGATTTGAATTAGTTGAAATATAGCTTTTGGAAGAATAAGAAGGAGCATCTGCTTGGTAACAAACAGTTTTAGTAAAAGTAGCAGGCGTTGTGTAATCCAGACTTTTACTTTGGAGTTTTAAAGAAGCATTACAAAACGAGATATTTACATCCAAATTTAAAGTAGATGCAATTTCAGCTACTTTCTTAAGTGAAAAGTTACAGTTACCACGTTCCCAGCGAGATACTAAAGCCTGAGATACGTTTATGTGTTTGGCAAACTCAGCCTGCGTCATGTGTAATTTTAAACGTTCCTTGACAATTGCGGATGAAATTTGAGACATAAGTTTTGTTGAAATAATGTCTTCGGGCGTAATAGAATCAGCAAACAATGACAAAAGAACGCTTAAATCATTGCTTTTTTCTTTATCCATTTATTTCCCCTCCTTAAAGTAATTGAGACGTTCTTGTAATGTAGGTATCTTTTGAGAATAGTCAGTTGCTTTCTTTCCAGCACGTTCATTGAATGCTGATAATAAAAAGGATTTCCCGTTATTATCAATATAAACAAGAAAACGGATATTAAATTGCTGTCTCTGCAAATGGATAGAAAAGAAATCATGACCATCTCCCTGTAGTCTTTCGTGGCTATCTATACTTGCAATCGCCAAGCCATAACAGGAAAGATAATCTAATTGCCTAATGAGAATATCAAAAAATTGTTTTTCCTTACCTTTTAAATCTTTCTGAAGAAGAGCTGTGAGTTCTTTAAAAAACAAAGGGTGGATTGCAAAATTTCCCAAATACTCTTCCAGAAGTTTTAGTGCTTCATCCTTATTCATTTACACCTCTATAATATTACATATATGTAATAAAATCAAATAAAATACATTTTTTTCACAAATTATTTACAAAGTACAAAAGACACCCCTATTATAAAAGATCAATTCTCATCACAGCTAACTGTGGAATAAAATAGATCATATAATTATCCAAAGCGATATACTGCCCGTATTTGGAACGATAGCAGTCAATCACTTCAATGAGATAATCCTTCGGCACATCCAGATACTCAGCCATTTCATGAAGATTTCGGCAGCGGGCTTCATAGGATTTGATGATCCCGATCAGGCCAACCCGGAGGTTATAGCCGTAAAGTCTGGCACGGTATTCCTGCTTCTGGTTCATCACATCAGTTGACTGTTCCAGGATATTGCCAGTAGTGGTGTAGTGGTGACCAAGTTCTTCAGCCAGCACACAGGACTTTTCAGCCTGAGTGTCAATACTTTTTCGAATAGCAATGCGATTGCCACGGATCAGACCATCATGTTTTTGAAGTGGACGTTCTTTTACCGTAAGACCGGCCTGATCGGCAGTAGTTAAAAGTTGTTCGTAGGTCAAATAAATCAGTCCTTTTAATTCAAATTACGGATTTTAAAGACGGATACGCATAACTATGCTCGTACATATACTCAGGAGCACAGTCAATATCTTCGTCCATCCAGGTGACAACTCCATCTACGATTTTGCAGTCTTTGAATATTTTTTCATCAGTTAATGGAGCGAAAGCGGGGCCGTTTAATACTGAAGCATCAAAAAGTCTCTGCTCACCAGTTGAAAAAGTGAGAAGCATCATCATATCATCCAATGGCTTTACTGCAATAATCTGTACATTTTCCGGGCGTTCACTAGCGTAAACAATTCCATTTGAAATAAACATAAAGAATTCCTCCTTACTGTAAAGGCTTAATCTTATCAAAGTGTTCGCCTCTGACAGCTTTGTTCCAAGCTGCATAAGCTTCATCTTCGTGCAGAGCAAGCCAACCGACCAGCATTTTAAACTGTTTTTGCGGAAGCGATCCAGCAAGCAGTTCACCGTCAATACCAACAGAAGCTTTGTATTCACCGTAAGTAACATGGACATGCGGCTTATTATGCTGGACAGTGTCATTAAATAACATTTTAATAACCATCCCCTCAAATCTACTTAATTCTGGCATTTGCATTTCCCCTTTCTATTCCCATTGAGAATCATCGTTCATAATATCCAGATCATGCTGAACACCTTCAGGAGTTTGTTCTACATCTGTTCTGACGTGAGCAGCGAGAAGATCTTCCTCCATCTGTTGGGTGGAGAGAAGGTTCTTTGAATATGTGAAAACTTTTCTCTGGTTGTGTGGCGTAAGCTGTTCACATACTTCAATGATTTCCTTGCATTGAGTAGAATACACTGGTGTTTGGGGTGAATCTATATCATTTTCAATAAGCTGTACAGATTGTTTCCCATCCAACATTTTTAATAAAGCATCAAGTTCTATTCCCATACCAGAAGCAACTTTTGCCATAGAAGGTAGTGTTGGAGAAATTGGACGATTGTTTCTCGGATTAATATTGTTTTCAAGCATAGAAATATACCCTTTACTGAGAGAACAAGCACTTGCAAATTCTCCTATTGTAATGTTATTTCGTTCACGATAATTTTTTATAATATCACCTAATGTCATTGCTTCACCTCGTTTTGTTTAGTATATTGTACAACATGTTGAAAAAACAGTCAATAAAAATGTTCAACATACTTGACAGGTTATGTTGTAGGTGCTATTATACAAACAGTTCAACATGGTGAACAGAAAGGAGATGATTAATAAATGGGTTACAAGATAAGAGAATGTAGGAAAGAAAAAAAGATGTCACAATGTGAACTAGCGGAAAAAAGTGGAGTATCACGGACAGTTATCTCTGGGTTGGAGTGTGGATCAATTACAACAACTACAACAGATACTCTTTTAAAGATAGCAAGAGCTCTCAATAAAAAAGTAGCAGATATTTTTTTTGAAACATAGTTCAACATGTTGAAAAGCCAAAAATAAACACAGATATAGAAAAGAAGGTGAAGGGAGATAGAAGAAAAGGTGACTGTATCAAAGAAAGTGTGGATATCATTACTTTCAACCATGCTGACATTAGCTACTTTTTCAGCGTGCTGGTGGCTTCATAAAATGTTTTTTCTTATTTTAGTTTGTACATTTTACTCTACAAAGAAGCTTATCGGTGAAGTAATTGGAAACATAAAGTTTGAAGATGAGAAAGCTGATTAGCATTTTATGAAAGATATTACAACAGTATTACAGGAAAGAAGAGTTACAGGACAACCATTGAGGCCCGCAAGGCCGGATAGGAGGGGATTGAGATGCAACAAATAACAGAGAACTCATTAAATGTTTGGAGAGTGCTTTAACACACGACTGGAAGCACTTTATACCACGGTTCATAACTTTAACTGGAGAGGCTTGGGCACTGCACTGGCTGATCTTGTAACCAACACGGTCAAAACCATTGATACAGGAAAAATAGGACAGACCTTATCCGATGGGATAAAAGGCTTTTTTGATTTTGCAATCTCAGCGATTGAACACATGGATTGGTGGTCCATGGGGGACACCATCTATAACAAAGCAAAAGATCTGATGGTAAACATTGACTGGAGCGGAATTGCTGACAGAGTTTTTGAAACGATTGGAGCTGCATTTGGAGGTTTTGCCGCATTTATTGGCGGTATCTTTAAAAATGCAGTTGCAGATGCAAGGAAGTATATTATAAAGCATTTCACAGAAGCTGGAAAATTCACCTGGGAAGGCTTTAAAAATGGTGTTGTGCAGTCATTTAAAGATATAGGAACCTGGATCAAGGCACACATTTTTAAACCATTCATAAACGGATTCAAAAAAGCTTTCGGAATCCATTCACCATCAACAGTCATGCGTACGCAGGGCGGATATGTTATATCTGGCCTGTTCAATGGTATGAAAGCAGGATTGCCAGCTGTACTGTCTTGGATTGCTAAACTCCCAGGGCAGACAAAAGAGAGACTTGGAAATGCCAAAACATGGCTACGTGGGAAAGGAAATGCTGCGATCACCGGTCTGAAAAATGGCTGGGAAGCTGTAAGGGAATCAACATTCCTGAGCAGAGTAAAGAAAATCGGTTCTCAATCTTTCAACGCTATCGGAGATATCAAAAGCAAAGTAACGCCGAAAGGCAGGGATATCATAAGCGGAATGAGAACCGGCCTGAATAATAACTGGAGCTCTCTGTCTGGAATATTAAGTAATATACCAGGCAAGGTGGCAAACGCAATTCCAAGCTTATACACAGTTGGCCAGAATGTTATTCAGACTTTTGCAAATGGATTTTCAAGCATCCATATCCCTATGCCACATATCGGCTGGGATTGGGAAGGTGGATCTATAAAAATCGGTAACTTCAAATTTTCATTGCCACGTTTCAATCTGAGCTGGTACGCAAATGGCGGATTCCCTGGTATGGGAGAAATGTTCGTGGCAAGAGAGTCCGGACCGGAGCTTGTCGGAAGAATGGGAAACCATTCTGCGGTGGCAAACAATAATCAGATCATTGCCGGAATCCGGGCAGGTGTATTTGAAGCAGTTGTGAATGCTTTTGAAAGCATGCAGGGCAGAAATGATCGTGGACGGGAACTCCACATCTATCTGGAAGGCGATGCAAAGAAATTGTTTAAGGTGATCCGCCAGGAAGGAAACAACTATCAGAAACAGACCGGAAATCCGGTATTTGGATAAGGAGGCGGTAAAGTGACAGATGATATCATTATTGACGGAGTTACGATGCCGACTCCGGCCCTTTCGGGTTTGACAATAAAAAAGGAAAAAATCTGGTCAAATAATACAGGGCGTGTAGCGAATGGTGATATGGTAGGCGATCTTATTGCTATTAAATATACGTTGGAAATTACATGGCCCATGTTAAGCAGAGCGGATACTGCCAAGATTGATGCAGCAATCAGCCCTGCTTTCTTTAATGTGACATTTACGGATCCTGGAAGCAATTCCCGGATAACAAAGAGATGCTACTCAAACACACCATCCTATCCGGTATACAGTTATGTGGACGGTGTGAAAACATACAAAGGAGTAGGGGCGACACTGATCGGAAAATAAGGAGAACAGAACAATGAAAATGCAAAACAAAGAAATTGTAGACTTTTTAAATACTTGCGTATCTATGAAAAAAAAGAGCTTGCCAGTCCGTCTGGCGTATGCGATCAAGAAGAACGTGGTAGCAGTCCAGGAGGCTGCGTCAGCTTACACTGCGGAACGGGAAGAATTGATCCGCAGATACGCCAAGAAAGATGAAAATGGTGAGATCATGACGGAAGACGACTGCTATATCATGGAAGACAAAGAAAGATTTGGGAAGGATATGAGTGAACTTCTGAATATTGAGACCGAGGTGGAGATTCATACTGTTTCCATCTCAGTAGTCGAGAAATGTGACGAAGATCCGAAATATGATTCACTGACTATGGCTGAACTGGATGTCATTGATTTCATGCTGGCAGAGTAAGGAGGCGGTCCTGTGTATCAGTCAACAACTGCATTTGGAACCTTGGTACAGCAGGATTCCAGAACATTTAAATGTTTACTCACCTATGGAGAAACATCCATCACAACCGTACGAAGTATCAAATTCACCGGAGGTTCTGAAGGAGAAGACGATTTTTCTCTGGGTTCTACCATGTCACAGTACATAGAAGTGACAATTCCTGGCAAAGGACTGGTAGTTGAAGGAACAGAAATGCTCCTTCAGATTGGTATGGACGTGAACGGAAAAACAGAATATATCCCCATGGGATATTTTACAGCAGGAAAGCCCCAAAAAGCGGATGATCAGATCACGTTCACGGCTTACGACCGTATGATGAACACAGAGCGGACATTTTCCATGGATGGCACAACCACAAATACAGTGGCAGTACTAAAGCAGATTGCGGATATCACAGGTGTTCCTGTAGTGACATCCGGATTAACTGCGATATCCATAAAAGTGCCGAAAGGATATAGCTGCAGGGAAGTCCTTTCTTATGTGGCGCAGCTTCATGGCGCGTTTGCTGTTTGTAACCGTAGAGGTCAGATCGAGCTGCATACCTATGTGGATTCAGATTATAAGGTAAAGACGAGCCGGTACTGGGGAAATTTTGAACATAATGATTATGCTTTTGATGTTTCAAAATTTGTATGTTTTACGGGACAAGATAAAAATGGAAAAAGCATATCAATCTTTTCAGGATCCGGAGCGAGGTCCGTGTCTTTTTCCAATCCGTTCATGACACAAACAGTCCTCAATAATATCCTGGCATCTTTCAAAAATTTCTCCTATATGCCAGGTACATTGAAAATGATGGGAGATCCCCGACTGGATCCTTGGGATATCCTGACCGTAGCAGATCTGTCTGGAAACACATATAAGGTTCCTATCATGAAACTGGATTGGGAATACGATGGCGGTCTTACATATTCAGTTGAAGCTGTCGGCCTGTCAGAAGAAGAAACCAATGCAGATTATAAAGGCCCACAGACAAAAGAAATGGAACGGTATTACGCACAGTTGGTAATGATTGACAGAGCGATGATTAACAAACTGGATGTGGAGACTGCAAAAATCACGTATGCATCTATTAAGGAACTGGATGTAGTTAAAGAAAATGCTGAGGAAATTAATGCTAAAAAAGCAAATATCGATCTCGCAAATGTAAATAACGCTTGGATTGAAAAAGGCGTCCTAAAGGACGGGTCCATTGGCTCAGCAGCAATCCATGAAGGCGCTGTAACGAACGCTAAGATTGCTGATGCGACGATTGAAGCAGCGAAGATCAAGTCTATCAATGCAGATTCTATTGTAGCCGGTACGATTAAGACAGAGCGCCTTATCATCACCGGTCCGGATGGTCAGGACTCTATTGTCAAAGCAATCAACATCGCAAATGGCGTATCTGAGGCAGAAGTGAATGGTCAGAAGATCCAGGCCGCTTCTATAGATGTCGTTGACCTGTCTGCATTCCAGGCTAAGATTGCTCAGTTTGATATGAGTCAAAATGCCATCTATAGTGGCAAGCTGGCTATTAATGATCCAACAAGCGGTGTTTATATTTCCACCACCGGTCTTGGACTTGGCGACGGAGCTCTTACAAGTAAGAAAGAATCGCCAATTCAGATGTATGCTGATGGTGTATTTAAACTTAAAGGCAAAAATTCATCGTTGGAATTTAATCCAGTGACGGATATGTTGGACATCAATGTCAGCAATTTCCGGATTGGTTCAAAAGAAGCAGCCACAGTAGATAACACAATCAAATCAACACTCGAACAATTCTATTTATCCACATCCCCAACATCCTTAGTTGGTGGTTCATGGAGTAATAACCAGCCCGCATGGACAGAAGGCAAGTATATTTGGAGACGAAATTTCGTAACCTACGGAGATGATCGTACTGAATTCACGCCTTCTGAAAACGGAGTATGTATAACAGGTAATACCGGGGCTCAGGGTGCTCAGGGCGCTCGTGGTCCACAAGGTGCCGCCGGACCCAAAGGTGAAACTGGTGCTCAGGGACCGCAAGGTGACAAAGGAGCTACCGGACCACAGGGACCGACTGGACCACAGGGACCAACTGGACCTAAAGGAGAAACTGGGAGTATTGGTATAAGTGTAAGCAAATTTACGAGGTATTATATTCTTCAGTCTTCAGCGACAGCACCGTCCAAACCAAGTGATGGTAGCGCCATTGGATCTAATTGGAGTAAAACAGAACCATCATATACCTCTGGATCTACTAGTACATTATATTTCGTCGATCAGACTGTGATGTCAAACGGAACTATTAAATATTCCGACGTTTCAAAATCATCCAGCTATGAAGCTGCTAAAGAAGCTTGGAATAAGGCTAATAGTGCTAATAGTAAAATTGATAGCATAATGGTTGGCGGAAGGAATTTAGCCGAGGCAACTAATCAAGGGATTAAAAATTGGCAATGGAGTATGAAAACCGGCGGATACTCGAGACATGAAATTGTTGATAATAATGTTAGAACTTGCAAGATGGTAAGGGATTCGGTCGCTCAAAGCGGTTGGTCCGTAATAGGGTATACGGATATAGGTCGTAGCAAATGGAAACCTAAACAGGAAGTCATATTTCATATTCCATTATCCCGACCAATTATGTCCACCCCAGTTTCGATATCAAGCATAAATGGGCTCACGATTCGGCAAAATGGAAAGTATATATATAACTCGACTGCTTCAAAACCTATAAAACCGGCATCGTATACAGCTGCGGTTATAGGAGGGCGTAACGGATTAAACGTTAGAGCTAAAATGGGAATTGATAGTAATGGTTTTACTGACACTGATATTAAGAACATTGTGAATAATGATACTTGCGCTATCATGGCAAGTATAAAAATCACATTTTAGCTAAAGGAGAATCAAAATGGCATTAAAAAAGAAGATAATCCAGGAGGATGGTGTGATTACTGAATACCACCGCATCCTGTATGTATCAAACACTGTAAACAGTCATTGCTCTGTTGCTGTGATTTCCTTGGCTTCCGAAGAGATCAGGAATAAACAGCTCGCGGGAGAAATTCAGCAGCCTTATCAGAAAATTGTCACCTATGAAACTGAGAAATTTAGCGATCTGAGTATCAAGGAAGCATATGAATATCTCAAAACCCTTCTGGAGTTCGAAGGAGCGGAAGATGTTTTCGAAGATAAGGATAACAGTGTTTGATTGAAAGGATAGAAAGGATTTATTTATGAAGATCAGAGCCGAGCCGTGACAGGCTCTTTTATTTTACAGAAAATTGCGCCGGCGCAATAGCCGGAGAAAGCGTGAATAATTGAAAGAAATACTCACACAAACATATCTTATCGCATTGCCGATTTTGCTTGGTTATATCGTTTGGCTTCTGAAAAATCAGAAGAAAGATCGAGACGCAAACAGTAAGGGAACTATGCTCTTGCTTCGCGTCCAGATGATTGAGTATCACTCAAAGTATACGAAGATGGGAGATATTCCGTCATACGCATATCAGAATTTCTGCGAAATGTACGAAGCTTACCACAGACTTGGCGGAAATGGCATGGTAACAAAAATGAAACAGGAAATTGAAGAACTGCATATCAAAAGAAAGGGAGAATGACTATGAATATTAACACTATCACACAGTATGTAACTTACGCCCTGGCCCTGATCGGAATCCTGGCATTTATCGTTTCAGCAATCGTGCAGGTGATCAAAGATCTTCCAGGTCTGAAGAACATTCAGACCAGTATTGTTGCCCTTGTAGCATCCCTGATTCTGTGCCCGGTAGCATTACTGATTCTGTGCACATATTATAAAGCTGCAATAACCTGGTATTACATTGTAGCATCTGTGATTGCAGCATTTATCGTGTATCTGGTTGCAACCGGAGGCTGGGAGAAAGTCAAGGAGATCTGGGAAAGAACAAAATATAAAAATTCAGAGGGTGAGTGATCACCCTCACAGGAGGAAAATATGATAAAGATCATGGGAACCCCACAGGCCAGCGTTGAACAGATGAAGGTTTACATCAAAAAAGTAAATCCACAGGTGTCCGATTCGGTCACAAAGATGATTCCTCTGTATATCACGGAAGGCACGGAAGAGGGCGTGCGTGGTGACATTGCTTTTGCCCAGTCCTGTTTGGAAACAGGAAACTTCACGTTTTCGGGATCAGCAGTAACACTTGATCAGAATAATTTCTGCGGATTAGGTGTGAACGTCACAGGAAAGAAAGGCTGCAGCTTTAAAACTGCGAAAGAAGGAATCAGGGCGCAGATCCAGCATCTGCAGGCTTACGCTTGTACAGACGGACTGAAACAGAAATGTATTGACCCGCGATATACATACGTATCAAGAGGCTGCGCTGAGTATGTTGAGCATCTCGGCATCCAGGAAAATCCCAAAGGACAGGGCTGGGCATCCGGAAAGAACTACGGACAGAAAATCATCAACATCCTGAACGGTATATTATCTATCAAGACATCAAAAACAGAAAAGGAGAGTAATACCATGAATATCAACACAAGCCTTATCAGTAACAACAATAGCTATGCAGGTCAGAAACCGGCATATATCGTAATTCACAACACGGATAACTATGCCAAGGGTGCAAATGCGAAAGCGCATGCAAAAGCACAGCATGATGGCAACTTTAAGGGATATTCTGCACATGTATATGTGGACGACACAGAAGCGTATCAGGCGCTTCCATACAACCGTGGAGCATGGCACGTGGGCGTCAACTACGGCGGTCGGCTGTTCGGTACTGTCAACAACAGAAATTCAGTAGGAATCGAGATGTGCGTTCAGGCGGGCTATAACTACGAGAAAGCTTTCCAGAATACAGTCCAGGTGTGCAAACAGCTTATGAAACAGCTGGGAATCCCGGCAGACAGAGTTGTGCAGCATTATGATGTATGTGCAAAGAACTGCCCGTCAGCAATCCGTGCAAAAGGTGACTGGAACCGGTTCAAGCAGCTGATCGGAGCTAAGACCGACACACCGACGGTAGATAAGTATTATCGCACAAGAAAGTCCTGGGCTGACAGCAAGAGCCAGATCGGAGCATACAAGAGCCTTGAGAATGCAAAGAAAGAGTGGAAACAGGGATACACCATCTATGACTGGAACGGAAAAGCAGTGTATCCGGTACAGACTTCAAAAAAGGCAGTAGTTCTGACGGGAAAGTTTGAGACCCAGCTTCCAATCATCCGGAAAGGGAATTCCGGCGTTGCAGTTTCTGTGCTGCAGTCTGTACTTGGTGTTACTGTGGATGGCCGTTTCGGAGACGATACAGAAACATCCCTGAAAGTTTTCCAGAAAAACACAGGCGTAAAGGTAAGTGGAACCTGTGGTATTGATTCCTGGAAAAAGGTGATCGAACATGTGAAGGCAAAGACAAAATAACTTCCTATTATAAAAAAGTCCGGCAGGTACCCACTGCCGGACGGATATTGTATCATCATTTATGTGCCAATGTTCTGGCAATCATGTCGTTTACTTTGAACAGAGTTTATACAGAGTGGTACCGGAATAAGGGTTATGATTTCACCATTACATCCTCCACAGCATACGACCACAAATGGATCCGTGGCAGGAATATTTTTGAGAGTATCGACCGGATCGTGGATGAACTTTTTGAAAACTACCTTTCCAGACCGGATGTACGTCAGCCGATCCTGACCCAGTACTGTGACGGACGCCAGGTGCAGTGCAGGAATCGGGGATGGATGACCCAGTGGGGAAGCAAAGCTCTGGGAGATCAGGGATATTCCGCCATTGAGATCCTGCGGAGCTTCTATGGAAACGATATGTATATCAATGTGGCGGAAGCAGTTTCCGGGATTCCCGCATCCTGGCCGGGATATGACCTGACTATCGGTGTTACCGGAGAAAAGGTACAGCAGATCCAGGAACAGCTTAATGCCATAGCAAAAGCCTATCCTGCCATCCCGTCAGTGACTGTGGATGGTATTTATGGTCCGGCTACCGCTGCATCTGTAAAAAAATTCCAGAATATATTCGGGCTTCCTGCATCCGGAGTGGTGGATTATCCAACCTGGTATAAGATACAGGACATTTATGTAGCAGTGACCAGGATAGCGGAGCTGCAGTAA